GGCAACCCGCAGCCCAACCGGGCGGTTTTCCGAGGCAAGCTCGTAGAGAACAAGGTCCTGCTATCGGCTGACCCCAGCTACGTCAACAGGCTCCGGTCTTCGGCGCGATCTGAGGCGGAGCTCAAGGCGTGGATGGAGGGTGACTGGAACATCGTTGCTGGAGGAATGTTTGACGACGTATGGGACGACACAGTCCACGTTCTTCCGAAGATACCCTGGGACATGATTCCGAGCACGTGGAAGATAGATCGCTCGTTTGACTGGGGCTCCTCCAAGCCCTTCGCAGTAGGTTGGTGGGCACATTCGGATGGCTCTGACCTGACCTTGCCGGACGGGACGGTTCGGTCTACTATCCGGGGCGACCTGATACGTGTCAGGGAATGGTATGGTTGGACCGGGGAACCCAATGAGGGGATCAAGGCCCTTGCAAAAGATATCTCGAAAGGTATTCGCGAACGTGAGAAGCTATGGGGCATCATCGGAAGAGTACAACCCGGCGTCGCCGATAGCTCGATCCATGATATCGAGAACGGGACCGGCATCGCTGCGGATATGTCGAAGAAAGTCCGACTTGATAGTGGCGAGCAGGTCAACGGGACTATGTGGCACCGCGCCGATAAGCGTCCAGGCTCTCGGAAACAGGGCTGGAACGCTATGCGGACCCGCTTCAAGGCCTCCAAGCGGGGGCCGAACGGCGAACCGCGAGAGAACAAGGGTTTGTTCATTACCGAGTATTGTGAGCAATTCCTTCGGACTGTACCGGTCCTCACGCGAGATGACAAAGACCAAGACGACGTCAACACAGAGACTGAAGACCACATCGCCGACGAAACGCGATATATGGTCCGTCACGCCGAGCGTCAATCCGGCGGTGGCACGACTAGAGGAACGTAAGGTATGACCGACACTGTAAACAACAAGCATCCGAGTTTCTCGGAGTTCGTTGAAGACTGGATCACTATGCGTCACACCTATCGCGGCTCTCGGGTTATCAAGGACCAGTCCACAGTCTACCTGCCCCCTACTGGTGCTCACCGGGAGGACGGCTATCCGAACGTGAACACGGTAGGATACAACGCTTATCACGCCTACAAGGACAGAGCGATCTTCCACGAGTTTGTCTCGGACGCGGTTGAAGGCGCTCTTGGCGTCATGCATATGAAGCCTCCGGTGATCGAGCTACCAGAGCAGCTTGAGTTTATGCGCGATAACGCGACGGCCAATGGTGAGAGCCTTGAGCAGCTTCTTCGTCGGATTAATGAGCAGCAGCTTGTCGCTGGTCGTCTTGGGCTGTTGGTAGACCTCCCGGCCTCTCCGTCGGCAAAGGTCCTGCCTTACATCGCCCTGTACCAGGCTGAAGCTATCATTAACTGGGACGACGCCCTTGGCTCCGATCTTCGCCTGGGCAACCTTAACCTCGTTGTGTTGAACGAGAGCGGGAACATTCGAAAGAATATCTTCACTTGGGATTGGGAAGAGCGCTATCGCGTCCTCTTGCTTGGTGACGCTACAGAGAACGAAGGCAAAGGAGAGGCTGCTGCTTACAAATACGGCGTCTTCGCCGGGGCGAACGCTACCTTCAACGAGGCTGTTATGGCGACCCCTTCAATTGGAGGTAACGTCCCGGGCTCTATTCCGTTCGTGTTTATCAATTCCAAGGATATTATTCCAAGCCCGGACGATCCTCCCCTCAAGGGCCTTGCTGATCTGTCAATTTCCGCGTACCGGGCGGAAGCAGACTACCAACAGAACCTTTATATGCAGGGCCAGGATACTCTGGTCACCTCAGGCTTTATCTCTGAGGACGCTGACAAGGCTCTTCGTACTGGTGCAGGGGCTCGGATTGATCTCCCTATGGGCGGAACAGCCGAATACATTGGGGTGTCTTCTGAAGGGCTATCTGAACAACGAACCGCTATTGAGAACCTCCTTGCCGAGGCTGGACAGAAGGGCGGTCAGTTGCTTGACTCCACGTCTCGTCAGAAGGAGAGCGGCGACGCTCTGGCCATTCGCGTTTCATCTCGGACGGCTACCCTTCAAACGGTCGCTTTATCAGGTGCCGCTGGCCTCGAACGGTCACTGCGCCACGCCGCTGAGTGGGTCGGGGCCGATCCTTCCTCAGTAGTGGTTACTCCGAACCTTGACTTTGTTGACGACCAGCTGGACAGCCGTTCTCTCGCCGAGTATATGACAGCTAAGACTATGGGCGCACCAATTTCTAACCAGACGATTCACTCGATTATGGAGAAGAAGGGCGTCACAGAGATCGACTTCGAAGAAGAAATGGCTTTGATAGNGGCTGAAGAGCCCTTAATTGAGGGCGATGATCGTGGNGTAGACGACGAGGACGAGGACGAGGACGAGAATGACGACACCAATACCAACGGAGGAGACGCTTAGTCTCCTTGAAGAGGCCCTGGACTCAGCCCTCTCTATACTTGAGCCCGGGGGAGATATCCTCGTCTGTAGGGGAGCTCGTCTTTGCGACGGCCTTTTTGACCCTAACCATCCAACTTGCCCTTGGTGCTATCGTATTGACTCCGAAGACGAAAGAAGTCTAAGAACGATGGCAGAGGACATTCTAAACCCTCCCGAGCATTAAGGAACAACCTATGCCGACTAAGGTCTCAGAGGAAGTTTTTATTCATGAGTACCTGGCGAACGAAGGGACCTACAAGGACCTTGCTGAGCGTCTTGGCCTATCACAGCGCACTGTATACAAGCGGATTAAGAGCTGTGTAGAAAAAGGGAAGCTCAACAAAGATCGAGCAGTCCCGAACTGGAAGCCCGGGTCGGGACGGAAAATCACCAAGGTTTCGACGCAGCTGGATCGGGACGGAACCCCTACTTCATATTCCGTACAAGAGATGCCGCAACTTGAGGACGACGTCTTCGCCGATCCCCTCGCCCGACCAGTCAGGGTCTCTACCCTTCGAGGGGCCGACGGGCAGATCAGGGCTCAGTGGGAGATAACGACCCCCGGCGAGGAAGAAGCAGCAAATAATATGAAGGAGATGGCCGAGGCCCTCTCCGAAGACATCACCAGGATTGAACCTACCCCTACTGAGGCTCTCCTCTACCAGCCCGACCTCACCAACCTGTATGTCCTATCGGACGCCCATATCGGCGGTTTGTCTTGGGCTCCTGAAGTTGGGGATGATTGGGACCTTGCTATTGCTGAGGTTATGTTCACGAAGGCAATGGCGACTATGATCCACGCCTCGCCTTCAGCCTCCAACGCTATCGTAGCCCTCCTCGGGGACTGGATGCACTATGATAAGTTTGAGGCTGTGACGACCCTGTCGGGTAATATATTGGACAGCGACGGTCGTCGCGGTAAGATGAACAAGACCGCGATCAGGATCGCTCGCCGGGTCGTCAACGAGGCCCTCCTTCATCACGAGACCGTCACCCTACTCGTCGCCGAGGGGAACCACGATATCATCGCAGCGAACTGGTTGCGCGAACTCTTCATTGTGGCCTTCGAGAACGAGCCCCGGGTCACAGTCGTCGAAGACGAGCGCCCATACTATGCAGTTCTGGTCGGGGACGTCTTCGTTGGGTTCCACCACGGTCACTACAAGTCCTTGGGAAAGGCTCCGAAGAACGCTGAGGACCTAACCGCGATCTTTGCAGACGAGTTTCGGGAGATGTGGGGTCAGGCAAAGAAAGTCTATATCCACACTGGCCACCTTCACTATGCGACTGAAGTCGAACCGAGAGGTGCCCGGGTCATACAACACCCAACGCTGGCTACCAGGGACGCCTACGCAGCACGCCGGGGGTGGGGTTCCCTTCGAGAGGCCCGAGGTATAACCTACCACAGCCGTTGGGGACAGACAGGCACAGTCAATATCTCCCCAGAAATGCTTGACGAAGTTTAGAAAGGATCGACCCTTGAAGAGATACCAGAAACTCGTAGTCATAGAACGCAATGGCAGGTACTTCGGACGCGCAGGGAATGGACCTGAGTGGGTAGATGAGTTGAGGTTCGCCTCAGTCTGGCCTGAAAAGCAGGGTAAGATGAAAGCTGACATTGATATCGGAATGCCTTGTAACCTTCTCCCGGTCGAACCGAAATTGATTGGGAATTGATATGGCCACCGTCAACGAGGAGTTCTTCGACGCCCTGGTGCGTCACCAAGTCTTCCTGCTCCGCCTCTCCCAGGGTATGCAGAAGAGCATAGAACGTATTCTTGACGAGACCGAGGCTGATATTGTTTCCCAGATCGCCCGTAGAGCTAAGCGTTTCCCGGATGGCCCGACCACACAGAACTTCATTCGCTTGAGGCTCCTTGAGAGGTCCATCCGAACGACCCGGCTCCGGGCTTGGGACGAGGTAACAGACCTTTGGGTCAAGGAGATGAGGGAGCTGGCGAAGACTGAGCCTGCTTTTGTCCAAGGCCTCCTCCACACAGTCGCGCCGGTAGTCCTTGATACGATCCTCCCCGGATCACCCCTTCTTGAGGCGCTCGTCAACGCTCGTCCGTACCAAGGAAAGGTTCTGAAGGATTGGGCCAAGGGAGTAGCGCAGACCGACCTTGACCGCATCCTCGGGTCAGTGAGGATCGGTATGGTTCAAGGCGAGAGCGCCTCCCAGATCAGCCGTCGGATTGTAGGCACAACTAGGACGTCCGGTCGTAATGGCCTTACAGAGATCACCCGGCGGAACGCTAACGCTATAACCCGGACAATTATAAACGGGGTCGCGAACTCCGCCCGGGACGCTTTCTTCGTAGCCAACACTGATCTCTTCTCGGAGGAGGTCTACGTTGCCACTCTCGATAGCCGGACAACGCCGGTTTGTCGAGCCAACGACGGTAAACGGTTTCCTGTGGGTAAGGGTCCCAAGCCGCCTCTCCACTTTTCTTGCCGCTCCCTCCGGGTAGCCGTTATCAACGGTAAGGTTATTGGAGACCGACCTCTCAAAGCAGTAACAGAGAGGCAGCTATTGCGAGAGTACGCTAAGAAAAACGGCTTTGGGACGCCCTCCGGTCGATCCGGCCTCCCTTACGGCCATAAGGGGTCGTTTGACGAGTTCGCCAGGAGGCGAGTTCGGGAGATGACCGGGACAGTCCCAGCAGAGGTTAACTTCCAACAGTGGCTTACTCGTCAGCCAAGGCCCTTCATAGACGACACCCTTGGACCTACTCGCTCGAAGCTGTTCCGAGAGGGGAAGCTTCAACTGGATAAGTTTGTTAATCGGCAAGGCGACGAGCTGAACCTCAAGCAGCTAGCCCAAAGGCACAAGGAGGCGTTTCGCTCCGCTGGGCTTGATCCGGAAGACTTCCTGTGACCTATGAAGACGTCTTCGCAGATTGCTGAGTTGGGGAGGTTAGTTAGCTTCTTGGTCGGGANCCCTTCCCCGCCTCCCTCCGACCAGCTAAACCGTATCGAGGCCAAGGTTGACGCCCTTATCAACAGGATCGACCAGATGGACCGCGTTGAGGCGGACGTCGCTTGGATACGGAAGAAACTGGCAACAGCGAGGCTACTATGGCTGAGATAGAGACACCACCAGAGTGGGAGAAGCTCGTCGAACAAGCTCAAGGTACTTGTCAAAACATTGACAACCTTGCTGAGGGCTTAGGTCTCGACATAGCCACTACTCCGGGTCTCTCAGAGTTTGTTGATGACCGTATTTTCTGCTGCACTGAGTGTGACTGGTGGTGCGACATCAACGAGGAGGTCTCGGCTTTCCATGATCTATCAGACCTCACCTGCTCGGATTGCGCTCCGGAAGAGGACGAGGAAGATTGACAGTAAAGGTTCGGTTTTACTCATCCACCTGGTTCTCCCCCGGAGGCGAGGCAGACTTCTATGTTGTCCAGGCATGGTCCCCGGATACTGAGCAATGGTATTACCACTTAGGCCACCCAGGTCGTTTAGGCTTCACTCATGATGAAGCCGAGGCAGTCTCGAAGAAGGTCGCTCTTGCTATGGAAATCGACGAGACAAAGTGGCACGACAATTATCCGTCCACTACGTTCGAGATGGCCGAGATGAAGGGTATGCTACCCAACATTCCCCCAGCCCCTTTACGAGATCAATGACCGGGGCTATTCTCCCAGAGCGCTTTGGCACGACGCCCGAGTGAACTGGCTTCCCACGGTGGCGGCTAATACAAAGGAGCGACCATTCAATGAAACTGAAGATGTCCTACGACTCAGAGGCTGATATCCCTGACGGGTTCAACGCCTTGTTTACCGAGACTGACGGCAAGTGGAACTTTACCGGTGTAGAGGGTATGCCCTCAGCCGATAACGTAACCCGCCTGACGACCTCTCTCAATAAAGAGCGCGAAGCTCACAAAGCCACGAAGACCCGTTTGTCGGCGTTCTCGGATAAGTCCGACGACGAAATCACGGAAATACTTGGCAAGCTCGACCGGTTCGACGAACTGGAAGCAGCATCTGGCGAGAAACTTGACGACGACAAGATCAACGAGATCGCAGACAAACGAGCTGCCGCTAAGACTGCACCTCTACAACGCGAGATCGACAAACTCGCAAAAGACAACAGCGAACTGACCGAGACCAACACCGCCCTTAACGGCGAAAAGATAAAACGGACGATCCACGACGCGATCCGCGAAGCCGCCACCAAAGAAAAGGTGCTGCCAGCAGCTCTGGAAGACGCCTTGATGCTGGCCGAGCGTACCTTCGAAGTTGGTGAAGACGGTAAAGTCATCGCCCGCGACAACGTCGGCGTGACTCCGGGTATCGACCCTGGCTCTTGGCTAACCGACCTTAAAGAGAAGCGCCCTCACTGGTGGCCGACTTCTCAAGGTGGTGGAGCCGATCCGCAGAACTCGGGCGCTAACAGCGGAAACAACCCTTGGGCCGCTGACAGTTTCAACCTTACTGAGCAGGGTCGCGTGTTCCGGGAGAACCCGGAGAAGGCGCGCAACTTGGCTAAGATGGCTGGCGCTAAGGTGCCTGGCTAACTTTACCAACTTCTCTTCCACAACAATAAAGCGGGGCTTTACCTTTTGGTGAGGCCCCGTTTATATTGAGGCGGAAGGCTACCCACGGCGGTCGGTCTGATCGAGCTACCCACGGCGGACGGCTCACTACTCCCCCTTAACCCGATCAAAAGGAATGTGAACATGGCCGCTGGTCCCATCACTCAAGTATCGGACGTAGTTGTCCCTGAGCTCTTCACGGACTACGTTCAACAAGAGACTGAGCAGAAATCTCGTCTCATTCAATCCGGGGCCGTTGTACGTGATCCCGCAATTGACGCGCTGCTTTCTGGCGGCGGTCTTACTTTTAACGTCCCAAGCTGGCAAGACCTTGATGACGACGTTGACCGCGTGTCCACTGACACCCCTCACGCTGAATTCACAGGCGGTCCAGCCGAGCCCGATCCAGCGAAGATCGGATCAGCGACTGAAATCGCGGTTCGTTGTAACCGTAACCAATCTTGGTCGTCTGCTCCTCTCGCTGCTCAGTTGGCTGGTGCTGACCCGATGGCAGCTATTGGCTCTCGCGTTTCCCAGTATTGGGTTCGCCGTTCACAGGCTATGTTCGTCGCTACTATGAACGGCGTCTTTGCTGACAACGCTGCAGCTCCTTCTGGGACTGAGCACGTTCAAGGCGACTTGACCAACGATATCTCAGCCGGTGGTACTTACTCCGCTGGCGTCACAGACTTCTCGGCTGAAGCGTTCCTTGATACCGCTCTTACTATGGGCGACTCAATGGACGATCTGGGTCTGGTCTTCATGCACTCGGTTGTTTACAACCGTGCTCAGAAGAACAACTTGATTGACTTCATTCCTGACTCTGAAGGCCGTGTAGTCATCCCGACCTTCTTGGGCCGGACGGTTATCGTGGACGACAATATGCCTGCGTCAGCCGGTGTATACGAGACCTGGCTGTTTGGTGCTGGAGCGGTTCGTTGGGGTATTGGCGCAGCCGACGTTCCGACTGAAATTGACCGTAAGCCGGGTGCTGGTAACGGCGCTGGTCAAGAAATCCTGTACAACCGGAACGTCTGGGCCCTGCACCCAGAAGGGCACAAGTACGCGGGTTCACCGGCGAACGGCGGACCCTCTAATGCTGCCACGTCCAACAACCTGGCAAACGCCAGTTCTTGGCAGCGGGTGTTCTCTGAGCGGAAGCAGATCAAGATTGCTCGTCTGATCACGACTGAGTCTTAATCGAACAACCCGGGGCGAAGGATCGCCCCGGGCTTTTCCCTTTTTAATAGACCAGCTAAGGAGGCATCCCATGTCAAAAGGTCTTCCACGGTCGCTGGCACGCGGTGAAGCCGCCAAGCGTCCTATCGTAAATGTCCGGTTGCCTATAAACAAAGAGCTAACGCTCACAGGTTCAACCGGCGTTGCTGTTTTCGCCACAACTGTTCTCGCAGGACTCACTGAAGGTAACATTTTGCTTTTGGGTGCCGTGGCGAACTTAACCTTCACCGGCCCGACCTCTGCCAATCTTGCTGATGACTTCCAAGGCGACTTTGGTATTGGATCAACCCCTGCTGATGACGCGACGATCTCCGGAGCTGATGACGACGTCATCGCCTCAACTGCGATCCCGGCAGCTTCCTCGGAAGTGGCAGGTCCAGTACGCGTAGCGAACGCCACTCAGTCGATCCTTGACAACA